CCTGCACCTGCACCTGCACCTGCACCAACGCCAGCACGCAAGCATCGAACGCTGTCGTTGTTTACTAATGCGGGGCACATGCTGATTAACTTCTCTACCGACGCAACGTTCGAGGCTGCAATGGCGGTCGTCGATTCCACGCCATCGAGTTCAGGAGGTAGCCGAACGCCACCTCCTCTTCGTACAATCGAAGGGACCAATGGTTCCTTCAGCTTCCGTACGATCAGAAGCTTCTCAGTAAAAGAGCACTAGCTCTTCGGTGTCCAACCGATTTGAAGATCGTCGAGAAGAATCTCGACGGTCACCATCTCGCCTGTGCACTTCGTACACTTTCGTCTTCGGCACACCCAATCATTGGTGTACCAACTTACGACTTCGGCTATCCTCGCCTTCCCCTTGAACGAGGCCGTCGAATCACTACTACGCGAGTCGACGACCTTCGTCTTAGATCCACACACTACGCATTGCATTACGCTACGCGCTTGGTGAGGGAGGCAGCGACAGAACATTGCCAGCGTCTACGGTGTAGTAGCTGCCGTCGTCCTTGACACGTACGTTCTCAGGACTGATGCCTGACTTGATAATCGAGGACACNGTCTCTCGAGACATCGACTGGATGACGTCAGCCTCGTACCCCATCCCCTCAAGGATCAACGCCGTCCTGGTCGTGACACGGAATCCTCCACTGGCGTGGTTGAGGCTGGTCTTGCTGAGAGGCTTCTCCTCCTGGTCGACCTCCTCGATGACCTGCGCTTCCTCATCCGTACACCATGACGCACTGACCTCGTCCATATCGATGATCGTCCAGCCCTTGGGTGTCTTACCTGCCGGGCGTGTAGTGCTTGCCATGACAACCTGACCACTGAAGTCAGAGTACCCGCGCATGACAGCGGCGATAGTCTTCGCATCCCACGCACGATCCTCCGGCACAAGCACCGCAGGGTAATCATCTGGCAGCGAGTCAGATACGGCCATAGCTATTGCGGTAACGACTGCGGTCCACTCAGCACCAGACAGCGCTGCATGCAGTCTGCCATCACGAACCAGCCCCATGCGGAAGACCTCTCTACCACTGTCGACCAGTTCAATGCTGAACTTCCAATCCTTCGGCAGGTACTTCTGCACTCTTGCTGAAAACTTCTCTGCCTGCTGCCCCAGCAACTTGCCGATAGTTTCCTCGCATGCCACCTTCAAAGCCTTGTATGTCTCAGTCTCCGTCTGCATGCTCAGCATCTTTTGCCGTGCACTGGCAATACCATCCCACTGTGCGCAACTGTGATCCATCTTGGTCATGGCATCCATGGCTGTCTGCAACCGTGACTGCGCTTCATTGACCGGTATAGCGCGCGAGTCATGTACGCTGATGGGCTTACGCTCAAGCTCTTCGATCTCAAGATCCACCGCACTTACGTTACGCATGAAGCCTTTTACGCGTTCCTCGTTCGACTCGATTGCATTACGGATATCCTCCGATTGCTGAGCCCACTCAGCATTTTGCTGTGAGTAGAAGTTCTGGCAGTTCTTCAGATGAGTAAGACCGACGCTAGAGTTGCAGACTGGACACACCTCAAGATCGTGCATCACCGCAATATCTACGATTGCGATAGCGTGATCAACGTTCTCACCCTTCTTCGGAAGCTTGGCCTTCAGTTCCTTCACCGTCTGCGTCGCTTCCTGCATGCACTCATACCACGCTTCTCGCTTCTCCTTCAGCGCCTGCATCTGCGTAGCCTTCGCCTCTTCGGTAAGACCGCCGCTCGCGTTCTTGATCGACGCGTCCAAGATCTCCCTGGCATTCGCCACAGCGAACCGCATCTTGTTCATGTCTTCGTCAGTTGGACGGGCGTCTACCTGGTCGCCCAGGCTCTCCAAGATCTTCTCAGCGCCCTTGGCCTCCTTCGATGCTTCACGCTGACGCGACGCTGCGTACGCGGCTACGTCAATCAAAGCTTCGACCGCAGACTTGCCGCGACCCTTATGCTCAGAGATGTCGGCATACTTTGTCCGCAGGCTCTCGGGCAGATGATCAATGATGCTCGCCTTATCTACATCGTTACCTGACCACGACAGGAACGCCTTACGTGCAGATGCAGGTGATCCCGACAGAGCCGCTGCGACGTTGCGATGCACCAACGATGCAGCACCAGGACCNTCATGCGTTGGTCGCTTNACCGTCGTGCCCTCACGCTTCACGTTGTAGGACATTGATTGATTGTCTGACAGCGTAGCCGTGACACCAAGCTCATCTCCTGGAGCCAAAGTCAGGAGCAACGCAGCGTCTGACACTGCACTACGACCGAAGATATCGTCGGCAGATCCTGCTACTGCAAGCTCAACGGACTGGATAATGCTGCTCTTGTGGCTGGTGTTTGACCCGACCAGTAGTGTCTTCTGACCGATGTCGAGTTTCCATGCCTCACCATTAGGTAGAGGCGATTTTAGATTGCTATATACGCTCGTGACGTAGGGTCGCATAAGTCCTCCCAGACTAGTTGCTTTGGGTTTTATATTTTCTGAAGTGTTACCGCTGCGCTAATCTACGAACTCTAGCTTAGCCCANGCAGTCCAGTTGTCGTCCTCGGTTTCGACCACGTCCTGCACGTTGCGGAACTCTTTTGAGTCGGGGCACCAAGCGTAGACGTGTTTGCCATTGTCGACGAATCCCTTCAGGATCTGTGCGGTGGCTTTGCCAACGGTAGGCTCCTCGATCAACGAGTCGATCGGAACGATGACACCATGGTATAGGGGCGCACCAGTATAGTCAACTCCGCTCGGCACATCGTTGCACCAAGCTTTCCAGCCACCGAGTGCTGCGCTTCTAGTAGAAAAGTCGTCTCGACCGGAGACAACCACTGCCTCCCAGTCATCCTGACTCAGTGCCTCAGCCAGTTCCTGGCACCACACATCAATGTCTTCGGGCTCGTCACTCTTGCTGTGCGCAAGAAACCACTGTCCTTTGCTCATGCTTGCTCCTAAATATCTTTCAGGCTTCGACCGACATCGGCCTCGGCAGTCATGGTGACTTCCCACCCTGGGATCGTCACCGTCATACAGTCCTCAACTAAACGCCGCGCTTCTTCGAGTTCCTTGGGTAGCGGCACACCCTTCTCTGGTTTCCAGTCAGCAGGCAGCCCATCAGGCAGCGGGATCTCCACGCCAATCGAGTCATGGCATTGATGAATCATGCCAGTACCTGCCCCCGCAAAATCAAACGGGAAAGCGTTAATGATCTCTTGCTCGGCCAGTCGCATGATCGAAGACTCCGCAGCAAGGATCGGGAAGTTCACTACTTCGTTCTTCTTGCCGTCCGAGAGCGGACCAGACCTGCGACCGAAGACGGGCTCGAACATGTGCCTCTGATGATCGTACATCGCCATCATGTTCTTCCAAGCGACCTCCCACTCGGGCTCAGCTTCGAGCCACTTGTTGTGGAAGTGACGGACCTCTCGAGTCTCGAACTTCAGATACGGCATGCGTCCATCGTCAGTCTCTGTACTGGTCAACACTTGCCAGACCGTGCTCGGATCTGCCCAGTAGATAGACGCGTAGCGGAAAGTCTTCATCACATCCCGCATTGCCTTGGCTTCTCCGCCAGTGGGCTTTCGGTCGAGACTAAAACCATCAGGCCCCCACCCGCTCGCGTTCTTAAAATCTTTTCCGAAGACGTCGTAAGCCAGCAGGTTGTGCGGATCCTTCCCGGTGTCGAAGCACTCAAGCAAACGAGGGATCTGCCAGTAGCACGCAGTAATTCTTAGGTGCGCTTGGTCGAGGTCAGCCCCGACCAGGATGCGCCCTGGTGGTGCCGCGAACACTGACTTCAGCCTACCCTGACCCTTTCGATTGCCGATGTTCTGGAGGTTCGGACCTGAACTGGATAGCCTTCCTACACTGGTGACGTGCGCGTTCCATGTTGACCGTACACGTCCATCGTCATGTACTAAACCCTTCTTCGGGTCAGCGTCTCTTCGTCTCAGCGGCANGAGTACGGTGCCCAAGATCTTGTTCTTCTCTCGCCGGTAAAGCCGAAGCTCCTTCAGAAATGACTCTTGATTATGGTTCAATTTCCCCGACGCTAAGTGAGCACGAATCACTGCGTCCCCTGTACCCGGCGCGCCTGTCTCCGTGTAGAACTCTCTCGCACTCATGGATGCAGGGATACCAAGATTCCANCGATCATAAAGCAGTGTTCGAATCTGATCCGCGCTACCGGGGTTCATCTCGTTCACAGAGTCTTTATCCAGCTTTCTAAGACCGACGTCCTCGGCAAGAGACTGAAGGTTCCTGTACCGCTTCTTGACTGAGATGTCGTACTCGCACTCCAGTTCGAACCGNAGCTTCTGGTCCACCCAGATGCCTGCCTTGTGCATNCCGACGCACATCTCTTGTGTGGCGTGATCTACTTCATTGAGATTCCACGGACGTTCTACTGGCCAGCCTGATGGCTTGAGCCCGTCAGCGATAGGCTTGAACGCCCCCGCCTCGGTTGCTGCATCAATCAGTGGTACGACGATACGCGCGTTGACTGTGGAGTCGATGATGTTGTAGCGCAGCAGTTCAGTGTCGTCCTGACTGCCTGTGGATATCTTTGTCCCCTTCTCGGTTGTCTCCCAGCGCTCGACATCCGTCAGTACAGAGCCGACAGTCTTGAGACCCTTCGGCAAGTCTGGGGCGCGGAAGCGCGCGTGAAACAAGGTGTCGACCAGCGGGTATGGTGTGACCCCAAGCTGAGACTCGACGACCATGCGGTCGTAGTACCCCGCGTTGTGACCTACCCACACACGCCCATCGGTGAACGCCTCACGAAGTATCTCGACGATCTCCCGCTCCTGGTCGGGCGGATAGATCCGTGTGTACCCATCAGTCGACAGGATTCCAACGCCTACGGCTCGGGCATTCTGCGTCACGTCATTACGTGCAGCCGAGCCACGGTCATTGAGATCAGGGATAGCGATAGCAATCGTACGTAGGTTGCACTCCAGAGGCTCGATACCATCCGTCTCGACGTCGTAAGCCCAGAAGGGTGCAGGCTGCGCCAGCCAGTCTCTAAGCTGCTGTGGAGTGGGATTCATGAGGGAATCAGGGGCAGACCACCTCAAGACACCGTCGAACCAGCGGAACGCTTTAGCAACGTCAGCATGCAAGACTGGTCGCCAACTCGGAGACCGCTGCACAAACGAGGGGTGCAACATAGGTAATAGTTTGCGAACACCGTACTCGGGCACCCAGTCCCAGTGTTCGTCGATCTGCATGGGTCCACCACGAACGGATTGAATACTTGCGGACTGACCCGTAAGCATCGACGTCGCAGTCTTGCCCAGCGTAATAATCTTGTCGTACTTCGAGACTACGTTGAGCAGCCTCGGCTTACAGCACTCTGCGGGATGCGGATACGGCTCCTCACCGTTCTTCACCCTCTTGCGATTAAGTCTATCAAGACTCTTCTCCATCCTGCGCCACGCGCCAGACTCTTGGCCTGGGGGCTTACAGGAGATGACATGGTCGAGATCGACATCGGTTCTTCGACGATTCGCCATCGCCAAAGCTGTGCCCCACTCTCCACCGGAGCGACCGACTAGTGGTCGACCGTGCTGGACTTCATCGGGGCCAGGAGCTTCGGCAATCGCAATGACTGACGCCCCATCGTGGAACTCACCACTGACGGGACGCCACTCATCTTTTTGCAGTACACCACGAGGTCCGAGAGGACACTCATCGCAACGCGCACCACAGCTTTTAGGATCTCTGTTCATAGAATGTTGAGGCATCTATTCGGCCACCCACATGCCCCCCTGCTGGGTGAGGAGGGCGCGGAGCAACTGCACCCCCGGCCTACGCGAAATCAACTGACGATACCTTGAGCGGCACTTGCGGGCGGTGGCAGAGCAACACCGGACGGAGGCACAGGCGCGCCATTCGTAGGAGCCGCAGCAGGCGCAGGCGCTGCTTCAGTCTTCTGAGGTGCGGGCTCGGTCTTCAGAGATGCGTACTCAGACTTGGTCATGAACTTCTTGATCTCGTTGTAAGATCCAGCGATACCCTTCTGACCAGGGACGAACTCGACGTAAGCCTTACGACCGTTGTTGGTCTCGGCGAGGAACCAAGAATCGTTGATCTCAGTTGCCGTCTCGATGTTCTCGCGAGTGTAGCCAAGCGACTCGAGAATGGTACGCAGGGCAGCCATACGACCGCGAACCTGCTTGTCAGTCAAACCAGGCAGAACATTACCGTTGTCGTCGTAGGGCAGACTCACGAAGGTGAACATCTTGAATCCGTTCTCGAACTGAACGTGGAAGCGCCGAGTGCCGGGCTTATCGTTGGGGCTCGTCTCAATCTTGACGATCGATACTGTGTGAGGGCCAGCCTCAGGAACGGATGAGCCAAGAGAACTAATACCTTGAAAGGCGCTACCGGAAATTTTGAAGGCCATGATAGGCTCCATTGTTTGGGTTTGTGGTCACAGCGACCGGGGGATTTATTGACCTGGTGGTGGCGGAGGAAGCGTGGGGGAGTTGGCTGTCTTGTTGTCCTTCGCCTGGAAGTCGAACAGAGAGCGGCTCGCCTGTTGCTGCAACACGCCACGGGCAATGCCGTCCTGGCACGCCCAACGTAGATGTAAAGAGTTGTCAGTCCGACCTGACACCGCTGACTGGATAGCTTCCTGAACAGCGGCTCCCCCTACTATATCTTGTGCTACAGCTTCTGCAACATCATCTTGCCATTCGAGTCCCGGAAGGCGACTGAGCTTGTAGTTGCTCTCGCTTGCCCTCAGGATCTCTCGCAGGTTTCCTGGTGTCTTCTTCGTGCAGATGCCGGTACGATCACCGGTCACCCACTCGGGGTTTGTCGGGTCACAGTAGTAGATGCTCGGGAACCACGGGTCAGGATAGCCGGGGTCAACCATGGCNCGGACGTTTACGTCGCACCAAGATGGTAGCGTNTCTACCTGGTTGCGAGACGGGACATCAGGGCCACCAGGACAGAACATCCCGTCAGCATTCGTTCCTGGCATGCGCTCATGGAACGTCATGGCGAGGTGCACACCAAGATGTCGAGAGAGGTGCGCGATCTCCAGCAGGTGCTGATTAAGCTGCTGATAGGGGAAGAAGCGATCCTTCTTGCCGCTCCGCCCCGTCGGTGCCTGCTCAGTCCACTCCAGCATCGAGTGCTTGCACATGTGGCTGAGGTCATCGACAACGACAGCGCCGTACTCCAAAGCCTTGCCTGAGTCCGCCAGAGAACGCAGCAGAGCCACAAGCTCCACAAGATTCTTCGGTGGGTCTGGATGTACTGACGGCGTAAANCCGAGTTCGTTCTGCGCCACCAATGTGATCGCGGATGGTACGCCGAGAAACAGCGCGGTAGGAAACGCAGCTAGTGCGTCACTGGTTTTCTTGTTCTTAGGCTTGCCGTAGATTGTGATCATCACAGTCGGCAGCGCACTGTCTAGTGTCATTGTTGCTCCTGGTATTTCAGCTTTGGGTTATCGAGTTTAACTGATGGTCGATTTTCGACCCGGTCAATTTGTGGCCGCTTCGCCGTAAAAGCACATCTTGATGGCAGGGCACGATCCGTACCGGCCAATGCAGGATGCCTCGTGTTGGACCTTCGGCCAGTCCCAGTGACTGGGAAGTTCGACATCCAGGCGAGCCAGGTTGTGCTCGGCGCGCCATAGCATGTCAGCAAAGTGCTTATCCCTATGTGGTGTCGCGGGCACCATGGGACGAGCAATCTTGAAGGGTGACTGAGTCTGAATCAGGTTGAGCGCTACGCCGCCGAAGCTCGAACCGTAAAGCTGACGACCCATAATCCTAAANGCAGCAAAGCCACCGTCGACCGCGTAGCCGTCTACGCTTCCGTTCACAGATACACGAGCCTGATGCTTGTGGTCCCAGATAAATATCTTGCCGCCCAAGTCCCGGATGACCAGGTCGAGGCGTCGAGTCAGTACGATTGCTGCGCCGCAGTCTGGATGACCTGGCACGTTCAGCGGACTCGGATAGATCTTACTGCCGTCAACCGCCTTAGCGTACGCTGCTCTACGATTGAAGTGCTGGTCCTCAGGGTGAACTACCCACAGGCCCCACTCGTGATCCTTCGTTCCGAGCACGGCCGTCACAGGGTACTCTACTGCAACCACATCACCCGGACACTCTGGGTACTTATTCATGTACTGATGGAACGTTTCAATCATCCGCTCAAGGTGCTCATGCCCACCATTGGTGTCGCACCACATCTGTACGGCGTCTTCAGGGTCAAGAAAGACAGTGGGGTCATCGTACCATGTCTCGTCGACCCAAACGCCCGAGGGTGTGCGTGCCCCCCAGATTGCGTGCTGATGCGCCTGGATTACGTGGCCCATGCTTCCACGCGTTAGCGCACTCGCAGGGATCAGGTCCTTGTTGAGTCTGTTCTGGTAGGCGAACAACTGGGGGCACCGGAAGAATGATCCGATACGTGACCAGCCTCTCGACGATCTACCTGCATCGATAAGAATCTTTTTCATTTAGACGACTTGCTGTAGTTTCCGTTGTGCCAGCGATGCTCAGCCTTTCGGGCAAGCATCCACATCTTCTGCTTCTGCGCTTCCTTCATCACCTTGCGTGCTTCTACCCCCTCGGCCTCAAGCTTNGACCAGGGGATGGACTTACGGTGGAATCGTTCATCACTGAGATCCATCACGTNACCTCTAGTTTGTTGATGATGCTGCTCACGAGCGCTTGCTCGTCTTCCATGCCGAGCAGCTTGTCCCCGAGACCCTCAAGCTCATCAGCTTTGAGGAATGACTCGATAGGACCAAACTTCTCGACAAGAATCTCTACGACTCTCTCGTCGTAAGTACCTGTAGCCACAACAACTTTCAGTAGTGTTGCGCTACCACCCAGTCGGTCGAACCGACCTTTCCACTGGACGAAGTCGCCTGGCTTCCAGGGAAGCATAGCGAAGATGGCGAGGTCCGCAGTCTGCATACCGTCGACGCCTGTACCGACGCTCTGACCAGTCGCAATCAAGCAACACGGACCATCGGACTCCCTAAAGGCATCAACCATCGAATCCCGGTCAGATTCGGGCACTCCCCCGTGCGCCATCCAGACTGGAACCTCGCCTAAGGCTTCATCCCCACGCTTCAAGGCTCGACGCAGATCATGCTCCCACAACTCTGTCTCTCGCCTACGAGCGGTAAAGATGACAACCTTACCCCCACCCTTCAAACCTTCTATAGCCTCAGCGACTACATAGTTACGCTTACGACTACATGCCTCTGCCAGGCGAGCCTCAACGACTCGCTCTCGAGCCAGAGGGTTAGACCTCGCTTCTTTTACGAGGGCCTTGGTCGCCTGACCGAAGGTCTTATCGTCGCTCCACCGCTCAGCGCGGTTCAACTCTGACCCACTCAGGTACACAACCTGCACCCGAGTGTCGGGCAATGCTGCGTGAGACTCTGAGTACGGCACCTCGTGCACCAGGAACGAGCATCGTGCCTTGAGTTCCTGCAAGTTGCTGGCACCCGTGTCGTCGAGCCCGCCATATCTACCGGGGCGTGCAGCACAGTAGCGCGTAGCAAAATTAGAATAGCTGTGTGAGAAGCCGCCAGGAGCGAGCAGATCGAGTTGAGACCAGAGCCTGCGGGGCCTACCATCGTCCAATGGCGTGGCCGTCAGACCCATGCGCAGCTTCAGACTCTTCATGCGGCTGAGGTCCATGGCTGCGACCGCTCTGTTCTCTCGGTCCACAGCAGAGTTCGCACGCTTACTAGCCGCTGTCTTGCGTCGCTCGAAGCTTACGCTGCCGTCGGATTCTTGGATTGCAGTCCATCTCTTGCGACTTCCATGCGTGTGTATCTCGTCGAGGATCAGCACCGTCGGCATCAATGTCTTGGCGAGGTCCGCCTTATCAGCCAATGCTTCTGAGCCCATGATTACGAATGGACGCCGCGACTCTCGCTGGCACTCGTACATGTACTCCTGGAATGACTGGTCCTTCTTGCGTACCTCCGATGTGGGCTTCACACGGAACGGCTTCAGGAACGTGTACTCCTGAACCTGACTCCACCAAACGTGACGCGCCTTCGCAGGGCAGACGACCAGGATCGGACCATCGTGTGCAAGAGAGGCCATGATGGCACCCAGTGTTTTGCCTGAGCCGCACGCCCATACGTTCATCGTCCACGGCCGAGAGCTTGCCCAGCCTACGCCCATGAACTGATACGGCGTAGCGATCTCCGCGACATGACTACGAAGCTCACCGCGCAGTATGAGTTCCTGTGCTCGACGCACACCGAGATCTTTCAGTGNGGCCAGATCTTGGGGATCGTTTGACCAGCCCGTAATAGACTCGATGCCCGAGGCCAAGAAGTTGTAGCTGACGCCGCTTTGTACGAGTGACCCCTCTACGAGCCACGCTGCGTGCAAGGGTGTGTAGATCTCGCATGACACAATCTCCTGGCGCTGATCGGGTTCGGCATTCTTGAGTCGGAACTTGCGACCATAGCTACGCCGACCGTAAACAAGCGTACCAGGGATCAGACCCTCGAGTCGCTCAAAGAAGTTTAGGTCGCGTGGCAGATCAACAAAGTATCGGATGTTGGGCTGTCCGTGCATGAAGGGAGGTTAAGGGATCCTTGACAGGGTGTCAAGGCAAAAAGTTGACGTGCCCCGATTAATGAGCTACCGTAGTGGTCCATATGGAGACGGTATGTCTGATAGCGCATTTTCTAGATTCATGAGAAACTCACGCGAGTCGAGGCACTGGTCGCTTGCTGACCTGTCAAGACAGGCTGGACTCAGTCAATCAGAAGTCAGTCGGATCGAGTCTGGTGCGAGACTCCCTACGATGAGACACGTCAAGGGTCTAGCTGAAGCATTTTCTTCGTCTCCGAAACAAGGAAAGAACGAGCCTGTACGATACGAAAGCTGGGTCGCCCACTTGGTAGATCTTGGTGAGCGTGCAAGAATTGACGCCAGGAGTGGCCCAGGGCGCTGGTCGAAGCGATGAGCTACATGGAACGTATGGACCCCATAGAAGAAATCGCCACACTATATATTGTAGACGAGAACACAAAAGAGCTTCTGTTCGCTCTAGAAGATCTAGGGTTCGGCGGATTAACCGTGCAGTCAGTAGAGAACGGATACGGCCTGTATATAGATGACGTGTTGATTACCGTAGCCGTAGACGACGATCCTATAGAGGCAATCAATGAGCTTCTCGATCGCACAGCAGACCTTTTCTACCACGACATCCCAGAGGTATAAGATGAAGTTGCATATGGTAAGAGAGACGCCAAAGCCCCCCTGGTGGCTGTTCTGGCGCAAACAAGAGGTGCCTACTAAAACAGTATGCGGAAGAGACCTCGATGGCGTACCGCACACTACTGAGGCCAGCGCTGTGACGTGCAAGTCTTGCCTCAAGCTGCTGAACAAAGTAAAGTGAACACTCACCAATAAGTGGTGTGTGGGTAAATGAAGAGAGGCTGGCAAGGGACGTGGGGTTTCTTGTCAGTCTTTTTTGTTAGAGTGCTATATGGCTCGATGCGGACGCTGCGGTTTCTTCAAGTCCTACCAGGGCGCTAGCAAACAGGCAGGCGCCTGTTTAATGTACCGGGGTCTACAGATACCGGAGGACTCTCTGTGGGAGCATCGATCGTGCTTCGAGTATACTCAGAAGATTCCTGACTGGACTCCTGAGCAGCACTTCGAGTTTGAAGTGAAGCGATATGGTGTTGAGCGCAGTTGGCGTGCCAATAGACGAGCGATGATCTTTTCTTCTGCGGCATTGATCGTCTCCATNGTGACGCTGATAAGTAAGCTGATTTAGCTCTTCTCAACGATCTCGAACAACTCGTCGACACGTTTCTTCATTCGCTTAACCTGACGCTCAACGTCGTCTCCGTCGAAGTCAGCAGAAATAGTAGACGTCTTCTTTTCGAT